GGCTAGGGTTGACACTATAGATCAGAGCAATACCAACACGAAGGTATCTTCTGACAGGGTTGAGACAGTTGTCATCAATGAAGTACCCGTTTGGGTTGTTCTCCTTCTGATCCTTGGGTGGCTACTACCTAGTCCACAGGAGATCGCTAGGGTTCTAGTCAAAGTATTCAAGAGGAAAAGTAATGGCTGACAAAAAGAAGAAAGATTCTAGGCTTGAGAACGCAGGGGTCTCAGGTTATAACAAACCCAAGAAAACCCCAAGTCACCCCACGAAGTCACACGTTGTTGTAGCTAAAGAGGGTGACAAGATTAAGACTATCAGGTTTGGTCAACAGGGTGTCAGTGGGGACAAGAAACCTACAGCTAGGCAGAAGTCCTTTAAGGCTCGTCATGCTAAGAACATCGCCAAGGGTAAGATGAGTGCAGCCTACTGGGCAGACAAGGTGAAGTGGTAACAACGAGCAAACACAAAGAAGCCCCCAAGGAGAAATCCAAGGGGGCTTTTGCTTGTCTGAAGAGACTTCTGTTACTCGTCAGCTTCCGCATGTTCAATCAGGAAGTCTAGGTAGTGACGGGCTTTCTTTAGGTCTTCAGTACCATTCTTATACTTCCATCGGGTGACATACTTGACAATGTTACCCTCACAAAAGTCTAACTCATTGGCTAGTATGAAGTCGATAGGTTGGATCGTTTGGATGTGATAGTGGTCACCTCCTACTTGATGTTTCTTAGCTGTCATAGTCCCTCCTTGAGAAAAGTACGTACCCACATAGCTGTGATGTCAGACCTTACGATATCCTCAATGCCAAACTCAATGATTGGCACTGGCAGTTGGTGCTTCTTAGCAAGATGAATAACCTTTGTCAACCCATCAGCTTCCTTAAGGTCTGACTGTTGTACGTCACCATTGAGAACGATAGTTGTACCCTCACCTACCCGTGTCAACAACATCTTCAACTCATGGGTGGTGATGTTCTGTGTCTCGTCTACAATAATAAAGGCGTTATCAAAGCTACGTCCACGCATGAGGGCCAGTGGGGCCATCTCAATGTTACCGTTCTTAATGCCAGTCTCAACTGCTCCTTTACCAAGATGCTTCTCCAATACGTCTAGCACAGGCAAGGCCCACGGCATAGTCTTCTCTGTCAAGTCCCCTTTGAGGAACCCTAGCTCCTTACCTACGGCAACGTGAGGTCTTGTGATGACGATCTTATCAATCTCTTTCGTCGTGTAGAGGTCGGAAGCATAAGTCGCAGTAACATACGTCTTCCCAGTACCCGCAGGCCCAAGGATAAAGACTTGGCGGCTTGTCTTAAGGGCATCAATGAGGTCTTTCTGTTTGTCAGTACGAGGCACTAGGCCTGATGTTTTCTTTGCTGATGCACCCTTGTATGTAGTCTTGCGTCGAGTACGTGATTGCTTCTTGGGTGGCTCAAGATCACTCATAGTACGACTAGCTCCGCTTGTGTGTATGGGATGTGAAAGAACTGTTCACCCTTCTGGATGTAACGACCCTTGGCTTCCTTAAGACTTTCCTGTGTTAGCAGGGTGTCCTTGATGCGCCATGCCTGCTTGAAGTCAGGACGAAAGATGTAGAAGTTAAGCACACTGAACAAGTCTGTCTTATGTTTGTCAAGAAGTCTCTGCTTACGTTCTGGGATACGTATCTCAGTCCAGTCTGTAGGCCAGTCAGCCTTCCATGCTGTCTTAACTTCACACTCATTGAAGTATGTGACACCATTCTTTTGTGACACCAAGTCAACATTGAAGTTCTCTTCGTTTGACACAACAGTGTGACCCTTTGCTTCGAGATAGATCAACAATGCGGTACGTGCTGGTGTGTCATACGCCTCGTATAGTGCTCGACTGAATTGCTTACGAACTGCTTGTGACATTGAAGTACTCCTTAAGTTCTGTGTAACCACCAATAAGTTTGCCATCGGGGTCAATGATCTGTGGGACTGTAGTGTACCCCGCCTGCTTAAGCAAAGTCAACACCCACTTCTTCTCAGGGTCTTGAACATTAATGACCCTGAACTGTTTGTCAGCCCCTACGAGCAGAGCCTTAGCTGTGTCACAGAAGTTGCACTGGTTCTTTGTGATGATTGTGTACATTATGACTTTCCATATGTGATATGCGAGGTAGGTGAGCAGTTTATACACATGCTCAGGTGTTAGTTTTACGTCAAGTCAACAATCTCACAGCTATCACCAGAACATGCCAATGTCTGACTTCCTGCTGTGTTATCCTCAACCTCATACTCTGAAAGTTTACTCCAGTCAATACCTGAAGGCATACAGGAAAGAAGAAACTCATAGTCACTCTTGCCTACCTCTTGGTATGGTGCTTGCTGGTATGTGTGTTCGTTATACGGTAGGAATGACACACCTGACATTTCGTCAAAGTGTTTGTATACGAAAGCACCAACCTCAAGCCACTCGTTAGACTTCACATTGATAGTGACAGATGGCTTATGTTCACACCAGCTACGTTGGTAAGCTAGCCACATCTCAAGCTGTTCAATAGCTGTCATGTCTGCCGTTGTAACTGCACCAGCTGGGGCCTTCATAGGGAAACTGAACACAACTGTTTGGTCTGGCTTCATAACACAGGGTTCACTTGGGATACCCTGATCCTTCATAAACTGCGTCAGAGGGTCTTTGATATCTCCCCTGACAGTACGTACGTAATACTCTGAGTGACGAGCATGAATACCAGAAGCACTGTCAACAAGCTGGGATACAGTACCACTAGGTTTAACACAAGTGATAGCAGTAGAAGCAGGGATACCAAGGCGTTCAGCCCACTCAGCGTTCGTAGCCACTGCGATAGTTTTAAGGTGTTCAAGGGTCTTCTCCAATCCATTGTTCTTGGTTGTCATTAGGGGGTTGTCCATGATGCCTGTAAGGCTGACACCTAGGAGACGTTCTTCTTCTGTGTTCTTCTGCCAAATCTTACGGAGGTATGGGAACTTCGTGAAGCTTGACTGGATAGTACCAAGGATAGTCGCAAGTTTAACCTTACGTTCCAGTGTGTCAACCGTGTCTGTTGCACGTACGACAACCTCAGTAAGGTTACAGAACTGGTATGGACGCAGGATGATCTCTGAGCAGGGGTTAGTACCGAACTCATAGCTGTCATCACGACGACCGTTCTTAGCTGCCTGCTTCTTAGAGGCCTGACGGTTAAAGACACCACGTTCTCCTGAGCCTGACTCAACGAGTGCCATCCACTCACGCATGAAGGACATGCTGTCAGGTTTCTCAGTGTAGCTTACAGAGTTGTTAGCCAAGGCTCGTTGTGGATCATTCTCCCACCATGAACCTGACTTAGCATGACGCATACGGTCATCACTCAGGTTTGACAGAGAGATCATAGCTGACCTACGCACACCACCAACAACTACTACTTCACCAATCTTACACATTACATCGTGGCACTCAAGTGAACTAAGCTTACGGCCTTGTGCTTCCTTGAAGGTACGGATGACAAAGTTAAACAGGTCAACCAGTGGTGCTGGGCCTGAGGCACGGCCACCGAATGTCTTAAGTTTAGCACCAGCTGGACGTACACGGCTTACGTCCCACTTAGGAATCTCTCCACTATACAGGAGTGCAATCACTTGACGCAGTGCCTTGGCCCAACCTTCCTTGCTGTCCTTAACGACAATGGTTGTATCACTCTCGAAAAGCTCAGGTACTTCTGGAAGCTTTGACACAAACTGACGTTCAACTGAGAAGCCTACTCCTGTGCCACATAGAAGGATGAACATAGCTTCATCGAAGGACTTGGGGTCATCCACTGGAAGGTACGAGCAGTTGTATCCTGCTGTGTTGTCACGCTCCAAGGCTGGACCAGCTGTCATCAGGGCCCGCATAGAGGGCATGACCTCAAGGTTAAGGATAGCATCACGAATGGACTGTGTGTAGCTGTCATCACCAGCCTTAGGCTTAAGGATGTTGTCAACGTAACGGTCTACAGTCTCACCCCATGTCTCACGACGACCCTCATCGTCTAGCCAACGGGCATAACGTGAGGTTGCAATGAATGTTTGGTAGTCCGTAGGGAGGTAGTTATCTGTCATCGCCTGATCCTTTAAGTGTTCCACGGGCTTCACGCCCATCTAGTTTTTCTACGTTCATCTTAATGAGCATCTTCAAACTGCCGTTGTAGTAGTTAGCCAAGGCTGTAGTGTAGAAGAGTACGTCACCTAGTTCCTTAAGTATTTCCTGATTGTTGAAACGTGTGTCATCTCGTATGAGCTTCTTGATCTTCTCAGCTACTTCACCCGCTTCACCTACAAGACCCAAGATGTTCTCAACCAAACGGTCGTCACCCTCAGTCATAATCTTGTCTTCAACCCAGCTAGAATAAGTAGCATAAGGATCAAAGTCCCTCTGCTCTAGTTCGTAGGACGCATCGTAGTATCCCATCTCATCTAGTGTACCTCCTGTAATCATTCTTCAAGTTCCTTCCAGTATTCCATCTCTGCGTCTGTGTTGAAGTAATCCTCTAGGTCAATGAGACCTTCGTCAACTAAGAACTGGATGACAAACTCTTCAAGTATGTCGTTCTGCTCCAGAAGTTCCAAGAGGCCGAAGTTCTCCACCAGAGCTCTTATCCTACTCTCTAGGTCAAACATTAGTTTAGGTTTCCCCCTGATTCTTCAAGCTCAATAGCTTCTTCCATAGCCTCCAAGGTCTCCTGTATCCTGACCTTGAAGAGGTAAGCATCCTCGAGTGTTTCATGGGAAAGCTCTACGAAAGTAGGGTCACCATCTTCATCAATAGCTAGACAGACAGAGATGTTACCATCCTTTGTGTCATAAGGCCCTGCGATATACTCAATGATGTTCATTTAGGTGTCTTCCTTTTCTTCTCTTTGATCCATTCAAGGGGTATAGTTTCTTTAGCGTAGAGGAAGCCATGTTTGTCACACCATTGGGCATAGGTTGACTTAGCTCCTTTAGATAACTTGGCTTGTGGATTTGAGAACACGAAGCGTATGTCAAGCTCAGGGTGCTGCTCCTTAACTGACAGATGTTTGAACCTATCGGCAGCTGTGAAGCGACCCTTAGTCTCAATGATGATGCCGTTGGGTAACTCAAAGTCAGGGGTGTAGGTCTTGTTCCTGTTGTCACGCCAAGGTATCTTAAGCTTCTCATACTTGAAGTCAACCTTAAGCTTCTTCAGGTATGTTACCGTACGTGCCTCAAGTCCTGATCTGGTTCTCATTCTGGTGGCTCCCACATCTGACCTACACTGCGTCTAAGCCAGAGCAGCCTAGCGTTCTCCATAAGCCAATCAAGGTCGTTATCATACGTCAAGAGACAAGTATTGTAAAGCTCTTTCTCAGTCTTACAGTCAGAAAGTATTGCCTTGGCTTTCACTGGGCCGATACCTTTGCAACCCTTGATGTTGTCCACTGTGTCACCCGTTAGCAGCTGAGTGTAGAAGAACTTCAAACCTTCGAAGTCTCTTACAGTTTTGTGTACCTTGGTGACAGGGTTGAAGTGGTTACAGGGTAGCTGAAGCATGTCCTTGTCTATCGAAATGACAATGGCATTAGGGCCATACTCAGTTGACCAGATACCTAGGAGGTCATCAGCTTCCTCACCGTCTGACACAATGGCTGACCAGTTGTCAATCATGTGTTGCCTTACGTCCTCTAGGTGCTCAGGTCTCTCAGCATTCTTACGGTTACCCTTGTAGGGGTGAGTGACTGCAACATCATAACGAAAGTTCTCCTTGCCTGTAAGGAAAACTTGGTGGTCATCATCCGTCCAGTCCCATGACACCTCGTGAAGGGCCTGCTCAAGGAAGTCGTCAACCTTGTCAATGGCCTCCTCTAGGTCATCCCCTTGGGCTGAGAAGGCTGCACGGTAGGCGAAGGGATCACCGTCGATTAGATAAGGTTTACTCATTGTCTAATTCCTTTCCTAGGATGCTATCGAATACATAGTCTACGTTAGTACCAGTAGCTCCACAGAATATCAGGAGCTTCAACCCTAGCTCCTGTGCTAGTGCTGCTGTGGTGTCATCCATGTCGAACTCTACCGTAGCACTACCGTCCTCGTGTTCAGTTAGGTTTGTCACCTTCATGTGTCCTACTTCGTTAGTCATAGTAAGTCCTTATCCATCTCAGCTAATGCAATCAAGAAGTTCTCCTGTAGCAAAGCCTGTTGTACACCACGGGTAATCTCTCTCCAAGAGATGTGCCCTAGTTGTTGTGGTCCTTCTGGTGTATCATCAATGAGCCAGATACCTAGCTCGTCGGTGTCAAGTGTAAGGTTTAACAAGGGGTCTTCCTTATTAAAGGTTCCGTCCGTATGCTTAGTCATGGCCGCACAACCATCTCCTGATGGACAATCCAGTGGCTCTCTGCATGAGGGGCAAATGTCATCCATATTATCCTCCATAATAGTCGATCACACGATCTAGTGCTCCTATGTCTTCTACAAGGCTTTCCCAGTCCTGCGCTTCAGCACTAGACCAGAGGCCCTTGCGGTCACGTTTAGCCTCAATCTGTTCAAGCATCTCTGCACAAGTATCACGAGAGCTTTGCAGTGCATTCCACACAATCTCATTTATGATTTCTACTGCTGCGTCTGTTTGTAGTACACTTAGCATTACGTTTTTAACGTCCATAGTTGTTCTCCGTCTTTTGCGTGTTTGTAGTACGTGTAAGTCATAACGGCTGAATATGTCTTACGAAGCTCACATTCTCCTTACTGTTTGCGGTAAATACGGGTGCTAATCTCCGCATTTGCTTGGTCGTTTACCTTTAACGGTAAGCATCCAATCGTTGAAGTCAGATGTAGCCATGAAGTCCTGCAAGATACGTTCAATAGCCCACAGTAGGTCTTCATCTACACCCATGTCCATCCCACCCTCGTCCTTAACGGGTACTGAGCATAGGTTGTAATACTTCATCAGGCTACACACTACAATCTCTTCTTCGAAGTCATCCTCTAGGTCACGCAACATACGGCTAAAGCGGTCTGTGACCTTATTAGCTGCGCTGCGGGTTACGTTGTAGTCACTCATAATCTTTCACTCCGTGCTTGTCAATGTCATTTAGCATAAGGAGAAGGGACTTCTTAACGTCTTCAATATCCTCTCCTGTTACTTCTACAGGTTCTTCAGTCCAACCGTCACCATCTTTCATAGTGTAGTACTCGTGGATAGCATAGTAGCCATCACCCTCAAAGGCAGCAGGCTTTTCACGCTTGTGATACATCAGTTGGTAATGCCAATAGCTCATTTGCACAAGTCCTCATACATCCATTTATATTCTTCCAGTTCCACAATCTTAGCCTCAGCCTTCGCCAGCTTGGCTTCCAGTTCCTCGATCCGTGCCTCTGCCTGCTCAAGCTCTGCCGTGACCTCTTGCAGTGCGTCCCAGTCCTCACGCTCGTCGAGGTGCTTGTTGATTGCGTATGTGTTTCCGTCAGTCATTCTGTTTCCTCCACGAATATCTCAGGGTTGCCGCCATCCTCATCACGTTCAATGCGGTAGACGCAGAAGCGCTCCTCTGCTAGGAAGCCTTCAGAGTGATCACCCAGGTCTGCATCACTTCGAGTAGAACGCTGAGGGCTAATCCAATCACCGTAAACATTGTGCCACGTTGTGATGCGCTTGGGGATGTCGTGGAGGTCGTATTGACTTTGTTCATCATCGTAATAAGCCCCCCGCTCTGTCCAAGAAGAAGCATATCCATCAGCATCATAACCAATAAACGGGGAACTTTTGTTTGGCCCTCGACCCAAGATGACAGCTTTGATACCAAACCCATCGACATACTCTGCGGGGAACTCTGTTGGTGGTGTGAATTCACGGTCATCCATCACGAAGCTCCTTCCTCAGGTCTTCACTAAGCTCTTTCCATTCGTGCTTCCATTGGTATGCGCCGATAGTATCCAAGGCGAGGATGATAAACCAAAGCGCAATGCGCTCTCTGCGTGTCAGGTTTGGTAGTGGGTCACTCATTCTGTTTCTCCTTCCATAAGTGCAGTCCATGATACAGGGTACAGGTCTTGCATGATAGTAGACACTTGGTCAGCTACAAGGCGGCTCTCGTACTGTGTGTCTTCCTTACACCGAAGGCGGCACATGTCAGCAAAGGCATCCAGTGAACCTGACCAGTACCACTCTGTCATAGTAGATTGTGGCAGTACCATACGGGCTTGCTCAGGTGCTACACCAGCCTCTAGCATTGCCTCATAAACGCCAATGCAAATATCCTCCGCACGGTAGCTGTAGTGGTCGGGGAGATAAACATGGTAAGGGTCAAAATCCACAACACCATCACTGCCTTGCTTCTTGTCAGCACTACGGCCACGCCATACGTCAGGCACATAGAACTCAGGTTCATCATCTACGTAACGACGACTGATCTCATTCCAACGTAGGAACTTATGCTTCACAAGTTGTCGTGCCACAAAGATAGGAGCCTTGATGTGAAAGGATACGAAGGCGTGACCGAAGGGGCTGATGTGCTTGTGCTTGGCGAGATACTTGATGAGCTTGGTGTCACGTTCTGCTAGACGCATAGTCTGACTATCGTGGTATTCCCAGTCAGCCTTCTTACCAAAGCTAACCCGTGCTGCGTTGACTACCGAAAGGTCTGACCCCATGTGGTCGATGTATGTTGTTGTGATCTGTGTCATACATTATCTCTCCTTATGTAAGGAGGGGGAACCGTTAAGCTCCCCCTTTATGAAGTATATTCTATTTTTACCAGCGGTCGTCGGAACCTGCGCCCTCTACGTAGGGTACATGCTCAAGTACACCTACTTTCTCAAGTCGAATAGAAGCACGAGCCCCTTCTCCATACATTGACAGCTTGACAACAGCCTTGGTTCCGTTACCAAGTTCACCGTCCTCAATAAAGTCCCAAGGAACATTAGTCTTTCCTTTAGTAACTTTAGGAGCACCACCAAAGTCTTCGATGCCTTTCGGGTGTACATTAGGACGCTTGAGTTTCATACCTGAACGTCCGTCAGCAAACTCATACTGTTTGATCATTTGATTTCCCATAGAAACTTCTGGGTAACCCGCTTCGATCATACTGTTAAGCTCATCACTGTCCTTTGGAATAAAGACTGTGTTGTACTGGCCCTGTGTGGCCTCGTGATACTCAGCGTTGTCGATGTTATCCTCGTGAAGTTTTGCGTAGAAAAGCTCACCTTCGAATGCAAGGTACTTTGTCTTTGTCTTACTCATGCTTTATCTCCTCTAAAGTTTTTGCATGTTAGTCGATTGATCTTCAGTGATTTCCTTACCCTATAAAAGGTAGGTTGTCAAGTAGAAATTAGTGAGTGTCTCTCCAACTATTACCTATGTCAGTTGAGCCAGCTAGAGGGCATACCATATCAAACTTAACACCTGTGTCAACAATAGATTGTCTCTGTATCTGACCTAAGTATTCCGCCTGATCCTTTGTCCCTTTAATCTCTGTCTGCCACTCATCGTGAGGCCATGTGACAAGCTTGAAGTCCAAGCCTTCCCTCTGTGCCTGCCTGTACCACTGGATTGCTGAGTGTTTCATAATGACAGACTCACCATTCTGTAGCATACCTGCCAGTGTCTTGTGCTCGCTTGGTACTTTAACCTTACGTCCGTCTAACCCACGGAACCACCCACGTTTAGCCACGTAGGGGATAACCTTCTTCTTTAGGTCAGCAAGTCCTTGGATGGAATGTGTAAAGTTTTCAACAGCTTGAGAAGCTTCCCTCTGGTTTACCTTGAGTATCTCTGCAACCTTTGCGTTACCTGCACCCAAGAGGAATGCGTAGATAAAAGTCTTTGCGTCATCTCGTGTCACATGTGAGATACCTAGGGCTCTCTTGTTGAGGTTGTGGATGTCTGTCTCATCCTCCTTCTTACCTGACACAATAGCATGTACGTACGCTTCTGATTTCATAAGGTGAGCTAGTACCCTGAGTTGGATACCTTCTGCGTCTGTGCCTACCAGCCAGCTACCCTCAGGGACTGTCCATAGGCCACGAAAGGCTCCGTCATATTTCTTCTTGACTTCCTCCACAGCTGACCGAGGATCACCGTGAAACTCTGAGGGAATGTTCGCTTGGTTAGGGGCTGAGTGTGCCATACGTCCAGTCCATGCGCCGATGTGGGTGAACCTACCATGAATACGTTTGTCCTCCTTAACGTGACCAAGCCATTCCACTAGGGAAGACCTGCGTCCCTCCAAGGTGAGCCACTGGGCTAGGTTCTTACCTCCCTCAGGTGCGTCATCGGGTAGTGTGTTAAGGTTAGTCTCAGATAGTGTCCAACCGTATCGTGCAAACTTATCTCCACGATCTTTTGTTTTGTCTGTTGAGGTCACGTTCATACTCCATATGTCCTTTCGTCTTGTCTACTGGTTGCCAACCAGCCTCCCAAAGCCTGTCAATTCTTTTCTTAGGAGAAGCAGGATCGAAGGGTATCCAATCGTAACACCTAAGTTCAGGTGGGTTGAACGACCAGTCAACCTCAGTCTTAAAGTATTTCTCCTGAGCCTTGACAACATTTGACATAAGACTGTTGTCCTTCTTACGTCGATACTTGATCCTGTTCACCTCCTCAAGTTTAGGTGGGAAGTCCTCTTGGAAGCCAGCCTCAAGTCTGTCCATCTCACATATGATTTCTCCTAAGAGTTCCTCAGCTTTGTCTTCATCAAAGAAGAAGCCATTGGCTGTCATCTCCTCACACATGATCTGAATGTCATGCTCACACCTCAAGGATTCCTGCCAGTCAGGTTCAAGGATAATCTTCTCGAACCTTCGGTAAAGCTGAACGGTTACCTCTACATCTTGGTGACAGTAGTCAATCATCTCCTGTGTCAGAACCTCAAAGCCTTTGAAGTCTAACTTGAAGTCACCTAAGCGGATACCCCAAGCACGAAGGCTGTGTCCCTTACCATCCATTGTGTAGTCCACAAGGCGTGACACAATTAGGGTGTCCACTACTTTACTTGGGTCAACACTGCCTGCACCCAAGAGTTTGTTGATCATCGGTATATCAAAACCAATACCGTTATGTAAAACAAGACGATCATAATGTCCGATGTATCCAAGGAACCTCTCCTTCTCTTCTGCTATGTGGGAGACATTAAGGAACTGCTCTCGTTCCCCTGTCTCTATATCCTGTGTGCAGATAACGTGAATGCGGGTGGCATCCAAGGCATCTGTCTCAATGTCCATCGCTAGGTTTCTCATTTAGTAATCCTCATCGTCCTCATCAAAGAAGAAGTCAGGGAGAAGGAACATCAAGAAGTATTGCAGGGTGAAGAATACCCACACACTTGAGTTAAACATAGCCTTGGTGTGGTTCATCTGTTCTGACATATCGTTCAATACAAAGATTGTTCTGATGTGGGTATAGTGCAGGAAGATACCTAAGAAGTAGACAACAGCTAAGGCTGAGGCAAGGATATCAAAATTCAGCATACTTTTGCTCCAATACAAATGTTTCAGGGTTGAACTTTAGCTGGCCTGCAAATCCTGTAGGTCCAACAGGTCTGTTCTTTGTGACCAGTAGTTTCGTTGTGTTCCTTTCGTCAGGGTCTTCTGACATTTTGTCACGCAGAAGTTCCACCACAACGGAGGCTCTCTGCTCAATCATACGACAATACTTTACAGCACCATCATCATTGGTGTGTCCAATGGTTACGATACCAACCCCAAGTTCAGCTGCCAGCTTAGACAAACGCACAGATAGGTCAGCAAGGAATTGTTCTTTGCTCTCTTCTCCTGCTAGGTTAGCTGAGATATCTTGGATAGGCTCAAAGAATACATAGTTCACACCACATGCCTGAGACAGGTAACGTATGTGACCAAGAAGATCAAGGGGATCGTCCTCATCGTTCAAGAAGAACTGAAAGAGCCTCTCGTCTACACTCAAGCGAGCAATGGATTCCTCTACCTCCTTACCTAGGTCTGCGTCATCAATCAAATCCTTTCGTGTCACGTTCTTGTTCAAGTCATATGACACAAGACCAAGGAGAGACCTAAGCTTTGTCTCCTCCATATGCCAGATAGCAATCTTAATATCTGGGTGGTTCTTCAGGATGTGGTGCTCAAGGTAGCGCATGAACTCAGTCTTACCTATGCCTGTCTGTGCCTTGAACAGGGTAAAGTGTCCCTGCATGAGGCCAACAGCTAGATCATCGAAGTCTTGGATACCTGTAGGGATTGACACATGGTCACCTGAGTCCCTGTATAGCTTCATAAATTGATCAGTAGTATTCAGGACATTCTCAGGTGTATACTTCTTGGCGTTAAACCAAGCGTGAAAGAATGCCTCAGTCTGACCAGCCTCAAGGAACTCATTGGCGTCCTTGTATTTGTCATGCTGCACCCGATAGACTTTGTTAGGGAACAGGTTAGCTATACGTTGAGCCACTGCATTCCCTTGTTCGTCATGTTCTATTGACAGGACAATCTTTTCGAAGGAACCAAGCCACTCAGACACATTAGCCCAGAGCTTAGAGCTTGGGGTGGCTGAGGGTAGTGACACAAAGGCTGAGTTATACTTAGGTCGGCGGCACATTTGGTATGCTGACATAGCATCAAGTTCACCCTCACACACCGTGACGATCCGCCCTGAACCTGCATTCCAGAGGTTCATACCGAAGAGCTCATCTGACTTAAGGTTCTTCGCTGAGAATTGCTTGGGGAAGTAGCGTGTTTTAACGCCGCCTGAGGGGTAGATGTAGTCTTGGGCTACCTCCTCCCCTTGGCTATTCACCTTGGTCTTCACGCCGTAAAAACGCATGGTCTCCGAGTTAATTCCACGCACTGTCCGATAGACAGAGGTGAGTATCTCCTGAGGCACAGGCTTAAGTTCTACTTTCTGTTGTTCCATTGTATCCCATGAGTCCTTGTCAGATAGTGTTGGGTATTCATCCTCAGCCCAGTCGAATTTCTTGTCCTTTGAGCGAGGGTATTTTCTTTCGCAGCTGTGGCATCTACCCGCACAACTCTCAAGGTTGTAACTAAATGCATCAGTGCTCCCACATTCCTCATAAGGGCAGGGTTGGTGTGCTTTCCAGCTGCTCATACTTCTATCCTATCCCAGTAAATTGCTTGTGCGACACCCTCCATATAGCCAATGTCCTCGCTAGTCAACAGGAAAGCCTCACCCTCAGGTGTGTTGACAGAGAAGGAGAAGGTAGGTTCCTCAAGTATCTCAATGAAACCTGATGTATCCCCTAGGCCTGTCTCCCATGTGTAATCCCCGTGATCTGTTACCTCAGCACCCACTTGGATTTCCTCACAGTCTACTGTTTGTATCTCAAAATTAAACTTCATCTTAGTCCTCACTTTCTTGTTGACAGATTGGAAAACCTGTATATAATAGGGCTTGTCCCTGACAAGGGAGATATAGGTAATACCTAGGTGATAGACCCTGAGGACTTTATATCTTTTATAAGATAATCAGTATCCCTTAGGTCTTGCTCTCTAAGTTCTTCTTCATCTAGTAGCTTCTCATATTCTTCTACTTCCTTAATAGTTTTCCTATGGAAGGAGTGAAAGTTTAAGGAGCTCTTGTTCTCTATCACCATTTCTTTTCTCTCACTTTCCAGTAGACCCAACACTCAGAGCAATGCTGAGGGCCTAATAGTTTGTCAATCAAGAAGGTCAGGTTAGGTTTTCCTTCCTTCTTCCATGCGTGATTCCTTGCGCTGAAGGTTTGATTACTAGGGCCCCCAAGTATTACATTAGCTAGGACACTCAGGGCTAACCCTACTCTTGTCAAGTATTCTGTCATATCCCCTTCAGCTTTCCAGAGTATAGCGCACATAGCGCTGGCCTGTCACTGGGTGACGCTTAGGCACTGACACAATGTCATGGCCTTGTTCACGTAGCTCTTGGATACGTTTGGTCAGGCTGCTTATGCTATACTCAACCAAAGCTTCTCGCACAGTGAGGCCTTTGGTTTGCTTGAGGTGCTTAAGAATCTTCTCGTGTTGCGTTTTCATGGTCTTATCCTTCCATCTCATATTGTGTTTTTACTTGTTCAACCTGCTCATGTGTCAGGTACATAGCTATCTCTTCAGCTAATGCTAATGCTCTGTCTGAGCTTTCATCATCAGGTGCATTGATAGCTAAGTCAACAGCTAATGCAAAGGCTGTCACGGGGTCTTGTATCTGTGTCATTGATGTCTTTTCCTTTATCAAATGTTATGGATACGCTTCCACGTTGTCCACGTGATTGCTTGAAGTACGTGAGGCTTTACGCCTACTCGCTTAGCTGCCTTGACGTAAGCCTCTTGAAGCTCACGATACTCACGCTTGCCCATGTTAGTCTTGTCGCTTGTCAAGCCCTCACGTTTACCTCGTGCAATGTTCAAAGCATGACCATCTATTGTCACCTCGTCAAGCCCACGAATGTTAGAGTAAAACGATCTGATCTTCTGGCCGTTAAGGTGCGACAGAATGTCCTCGTCGTCTGTCAAACCTAGGTCAAGTATAGTCCAAGCCTTCTGTTTCATTGTGTTATAGCAGGATACCTTGAAACTATCCATGCTCTCACCTGCAACCCAAGCCTGACACATAGTCGCAGCATCCTTGCAGTTGCGTTCCCATCGGTTATTAGGTGACAGTGCGGCCATGACACCAATCACAGTAGGTAGTGGCAAGCCAGCGTCCTTAGCTATAGCCTTAGCCATGCGTTCTGCTCTTGCATACCATTCGACACCATTAACAGTATCTTCCTGAGTAGCTTGGCGATATAGTTTAAGAATGTTGCGAACGTGATTAGTCATAATCTTTCCTCTCTCTTTTAAAGCTTAAACGTCCGAACCTCTCAGGCGCTTAAGGCTTTGCTCTATTATCGGGTGTAACCCTAAGAGCAAGAGTAATGCTAACAATGTCAAACAGCGTGTGAGACCTTGGTTTGCCTTGTGTCTCGGTTAGTGTAGTCAGGTTAGTCTTAGTCAGTTTGGGTTGTCAATCCCTGTTTTAGTCTCTTTCACCCTCTTGCTTGCTAGGTGCTGCACGGTAGCGCAGGTTGACACAGTGACGTTGGTATCTCGTATGTGTCTGTGTTTGCTTGCCGATGTACACAAGGTGACACAAGGTTTCTCATATGTCAACAGTTATTTTCTAATCTTTATTTTACCTAGAGAAGCTATCCTGTTTGTGATCACAAAAGGAACCTATAGGGCATTCTATAAGGAACCTAAGTAAGGTTAAGGTTAATACTTTATAGGGTGTCAGTAGAACGTGAGTGATTCCATTGGGTTAGAGGCTCAGGGATTAACCTGTGTGTATTTCCGAAAGTATACCTCAAGACCCCTAACCCCTAGTGCAACACACATGAACACACATGAACACACATGAACACACATGAATACACATTAGCATTCCCTGCACAGGAAAAGGGGGACTAGGGTTTTCCCTAGGTGTAGACTTTAGGGGGTGCAAGGGGGTGCACGGGTATCCTTCTATATGTACAATGCACCAAAAGATTTTCTCATAGTTTTTCCTACCATGTAAAAACAGAAGAAGCTCCCTATGGTATTTAACCAAGGGGAGCTCCAGTGTGTAGATTCTAATGTTTACTCTAGTGTAATGACAAAAAGGAGGAGGAGTACTTAAGTTAGATTCTGATGTTTACTTAAGTAGTCCCTACAGATTCTGATGTTTACTTAAGTACTACTTCTCCTACTAAGATGTTATACTCAGACAAGGTGAGGATATACCTTAGTATAGGGTATATACTATATATCACCCCTGACGGGCTGACACTGTAAGTGTACCAATTCTTTGTCCTCCTGTCAAGAACAAAATAACATCTTCTCATAAAAAAAATAATAAACTTTTGTGTTGACAACTAGGAATCCTTCTGTTATACTTCCATTCAAATACTTCGAGTAGCTCCTAGTATTCCCTAAAAGGTCGCATATAAACCATGATGTACACCTACGAGCAGCTAAAGGCTGTAACTGGTAAACCCCGCACGAAAAGTTTGTTCTACGAGCTCAGCTACGTTGATCCTTCCAATGCTCTCTTCACACTGAAGGAACGAGACATTGAGGCTCACGGTAGACACTATGTCTCCCTTAGAAATCTTTTCGTAGCTATGGTCCCTAATGACCCAACTGAGTATGAGTTCGCACAGACAGTCTTCGGTTCATGGGAGAACTGGGAGGCTATCTGTAAGTCACCCTTCGTCAAGCCTCACATCCAGAAGTGGCGTAATGAGGTTGAGGTTAAGATTAAGTCTCAGGCTATCCAAGCTATCGCTGAGGAAATGAAGTCAAACGGACGTTCCTCCTTTAGTGCAGCTAAGCTTCTCCTTGATAAAGGTTGGCTAGATAAAGACTCAGCTGCACAAGCTAACAAGAAGTTAAAAGCTAAAGAAGAAGAAGAACAGAATAAAGAAGCTCTGTCAATCTTGTCAGAAGATGCAGAACGTCTTGGCTTGAACAAACTAAACTAATTGTATCCACCTCTCAGCCTAGTGCTGTTGAATACGGAAGGTAAAGGATAAAACACCATGGTAAAAAGACCAGACATTACAACTATTGCTTCAGGCTACTACAGTCGTCAGGCACTTAACACTAACTTTGAGAACCTACAAGCAGGGTTCGATAATACTTTGTCATTGGACGGTAGCACACCTAATGCTATGGGTGCTGACCTTGACATGAACTCCAATGACATCTTGAATGCTAGTCTTGTAGACACAGATGCACTTAAGATCAATGGTACACTTGTTGGTGTAGGCTATCTTAGTGCAGCTGGTGCAACTCTGTCATCCATCTCTCACATAGGTAACGGTAGCACAGTAGCATTCTCTACAGGCTACCAAGCATTCATTACAGACAACACACAAGTTTATATTGATGGTGTGTACCAGAACAAAGCTGGATACAGCATCTCAGGGACTACCCTGACGTTCTCTGAGGCTCCTCCTCTTAATGCTGACATTGAGATTGTTGTAGCTCGTACCTTGGACTTTGGTGCTGATGATGCAGCTAACGTAAACTACAACCAAGGTGGTTCAGGTTCTGTCAATCGTACAGTGCTTACGAAGCTGCAAGAGTTTGTATCGGTCAAAGACTTCGGTGCTGTCGGTGATGGCGTGACGGATGACACTGCGGCTATTCAGGCTGCGATTGATGCTGTTGCAAATGTTGATGGTGATTTGGAGGCGGCTGGTGTTTATTTGCCGATTGGCACATATCGTGTGACTGCACAGATCAATGTAACTGGGGCAAAATTATTTGGTGAAGGCATAAAATCAGTCATCCTTCAAGATGGTGACTTCACTGTTCTTTTTTCAGACGAAACTTGTCACTTGGAAGGTTTCATTCTTAACGGGCAATGGAATGGAACTGATCCAGCAACAGGCAATCCAACTATTCTACACAAAAAGGGAACAGGCACTTATGGTGCTTGGACGGGGCAGGTTCATTACAAAGATGTTTTTGTAAAAAATTCAAGAGACACTGGTATTAGTGTAAATGGATGCGGCTATTCAACTCTTTACAACGTTACAGTAAGGGGTGCAGCCGCAAATGGTCTTGATCTCATAGGAGATCAGGCAACTCTTGCTGCAATTACATCAACAACAATTTATAATTTTAATGGGGGATCGATTGGTGGATACGCAATCAACCTTCGTGATGGATTTGCTATCAACTTCAATGGCTGCGTTTGGGAATTGTGTGACGGTGTAAACATCACTGGAAGCAGTAACAGGTCCATTTCTTTTACTGGATGTTATTCTGAAGCTATTTCAAGTGGGAACATGCCAATTAACTTCACCAGTGCTGGTGGTTTAGGCTTGCATGTTACTGGGTGTTATCTGGCATCGGCTCCATCTGGAACAACTCAATCATTTGATGGGACTGGTTTCAGAAGGATTTTTGTCGCTTCATCAACTGGTGAAAACGGTGGTCGTTATGATGATGACAACCCGTTTGTATTTAATCGTGCATCAAGCAATGGCTCCATTATTGAAGTCGAACGCAATGAAGTGAAGCAGTTTGATATTCGTGCAGAAAGTGGTGTCAGCACTCTTCAAACGTATCCTACAAACTCGCAATGGCGTATCAGGTTTAAAGATAGTGCAGACGTTGATCGTGGTATTGAACTTGTTGAGGATACTGGGGTTCCAGTGCTGCGCCCTGCACAAGACAACATTATGGACTTGGGTGCTGCCGCCAGACGTTTTGACGACATCTACGCAACAAACGCAACAATCCAAACATCTGACAAAAATGACAAGCAAGATGTAGCTGTTTTGTCTGATGCAGAACAACGTGTTGCTTCGGCTTGCAAGGGCCTGCTGCGTAAATTTCGGTGGAAAGATGCTGTAGTTGAAAAGGGTGATAAAGCCCGTATTCACTTTGGTGTTATTGCACAGGACTTACAATCTGCATTTGAGGCTGAAGGATTAAATGCCGAAGAGTATGGATTGTTTATCTCTAACACTTGGATTGATGAAGAAACTAATGAAGAGCATACCCGCATGGGGGTCAGATACTCCGAATTGCTCACCTTCATTATTGCAACTATGTGAGGAAATAACATGACAATTAAGCAGCAAGGCGGCATCTTTGGAAGAAACCCAACATTCAACAATGTTGAAGTTGATGGAACTTTGACCGCAAACTCAGTTTCCACGAGCCAGTTTGATACGTCCATTGATGTTAATGGCAGTGTCACCAGCAACGGCTTTATTGTAGACACAGCATCTACAGCAAATCTTGCCACATATACTTACACAAGTGTTGATCGTTCGAAGATTGAAGGTCAACAGGTAGGTGGTGCTGGTGGCAAACTTGATTTCAAAACCAATGATGGTGGAGGTTTAAAGTCACGGGTTAATATCGATCATGTTGGTGACGTTGTTTTTTACAAAACTGACGGAACCACTGCTGGCATGACTTACGATGCGTCTGCGTTTTCTTTGGCATTTGCATCTGGTGGTGGCATCGACTTCTCTGCCACCTCTGGCACTGGCACAAGCGAACTGTTCGATGACTATGAAGAGGGGACGTGGACGCCGAGTGTAATCGGTGCAACCAGCGGGTCTATGTCTTTTGGTAGTGTGGCAATTGCCAGATACACTAAGGTTGGCAGGATCGTTTCAATTAACCTTTACATGACTGGCGGTGATTTTGCGGCACACACGGTTTCAGGAAATGTGCTGATCCAAGGTCTGCCATATGCTGCATCATCTGTTGGCGCTGGTGTAATTTCTGTGGCGTATTGCAACCTGACAACGGCAGACGAAGCTGACATTACCCTTTCAGGATATGTTGAAGCAACATCCCTTCGTCTTTTGAAGGGCAGTTCTACCTCGGCAGTAACTGGTGCTGACTTGGCTTCATCTGGAACAAACGGGGCAATCATGCTCAGCATCGTATATGAAACGGGGGCGTAAATGGCACTCACAAAAGCACACAACCGCATGATTGCTGGTGACGTGGTAAACGTCAAAGACTTTGGAGCAATTGGCGACGGGGTGACTGACGACACCGCTGCGATCCAAGCGGCAGCCGATCAATGCAACAGCACTGGCCAGTCTCTATTCGTCCCTGCTGGGAACTATGTCATCACAAGCACGATCACCTTTACGCAGATCAATGTTGAATGCGAGGATGCTCGGACTGTAAAGTTTACAGCAAACGGTAACTTCACAGCATTCAAGTTCATTGCTGCTGGGAAGACCTTCCGAAACTTCAATCTGTGGTTTGTTCCGCCTGTAACATCCGCTGCTATTGGTTATCAATTTGGCGAAGGAGCATCTCAGTTTGCTCGGTGTGTCGTCGAAAACTTTTCTGTGCGCTACGCATACAAGGGGTTTTTCAACAGCTCGGATATGTGGGGAAATACGTTCTCACAGATCAACAGCGACTTTTCGTTGAACTACGGCTTTCACTTTACCGCAAACCCAAGTGGGACCACAAATAGCTTCCGCAACATCTATGCAACAAATGCCCATACGACTGGGACGATCTCCAGCGGCTCTGCTTCTCTGACTGTTGCTGACGCAACAAACCTCAGTGCGGGGTTGGCTGTCGTTGTTCTCGGGGCTGGTTCTTCTGGACCACTGCTTACGACTATTAGTTCAGTAGTCGGGACAACTGTAACTCTTGCAGCAACGGCCTCTACAAGTGTGACTGACACCCGTGTGCTTTTGAGAGCAACGGCATGGAGTAGCACCAACTTTTCTGACTTACACTTCTTCAACGCTTACTTTGATAATTATCCATCAAGCGCAAACTCCCTTAATGGATGTGTTTCTTTTGGGGACAGCTTTGTTTGGGCAGATGCATTGCGGTTTGAGACTTGTGCAGTTGTGGCAAACAATACTGGTCTTGTAGATGACCGTGCAAACATGTCAAAAATTGAGACCATCCTTTCGTTTGCTCATCTTGTTGATGCTGGGGCTGGGAACTACGGCTTTATATATCGCTGCGGGACTGGCGCTTTTACCCAGCACACTGTTGGTGACCTTCTTTTGCAAGGCTTCATCCATTACAGTGGTGGGATAAAAAAGCTGCGGGTTTCCGCAAATGACAACCTGACTTATCTCGGACGAAGCGCCACTGTGTCTGACGTTGACACCAATGGGTTCAATGGTTGTTTGTTTTTCTCATCGCAAGATGCACGTTTTAACGGTGCAAGCCCTGCTACTGGCAGTTGGGACGTTGGAGATGTCTTTACCATCAGCACTCCAACTGTATCTGGTCAGCTTGGAGGTATCTGCTTGACGGCTGGAACATATGGAACGCTGAGCGGAACAACTGCAACAACTTCTGTAGGGTCAAACCTAGTTGAATTTGATACACTTGGAGCACTTCGTCGAAACCAGTTTATCACTATTTCTGGGGTCAGCGGCGTCTACAAGGTTGTTGACATCCAAACAGGCACAAACAACGTCGGTCTTGTGGTTCCTGCAATACCAACCGCAGTATCCGCCGCAACAGTTTCGTATGCAACCCCGACATTTGGAAGCACAGGAACCATCTCTTAATGCGCTCTGAGCGTGGACAGGTCCAACAGGACGATAAAAGGAGGCCATCATGGCACTGACTAAGACAACGACCAACGACAAGATCGAGGTTCTGCAACTGGCTGCGGGTTATCCCGTCATTCAGGTTCGCACAGCCACCATCATTGCAGAGGATGGCGTTGAGTTATCACGCAACTTCCACCGCCGTGTGGTTACACTGGGTGATGACTTCCTTGCAGAGCCAGACGCAGATGTGCTGGCAATCATTCAGGCTACATTTACTGCTGAAGCACAAGCTGCTTATGCTGCTGCTCAAGTTGAGGGAGAGTAACAATGGCTAACGTAACAGCTTCCCTTACAGATAACGGCAGCACAGATGCCCTACAGATCATCGGTCACTTCAACTTGTCAATCTCAGGTACATGGGCTGCTACAGTCACTGTAGAACGTAGCTGGGATAAGACTAACTGGTTTGCTGTAGACACCTTCACAGGCAACTACGAGGGTGTAGGCTTCGATGCTGAAGAAGTCTACTACCGTGCAACTGTCTCAGGATATTCTTCTGGTACTGTAGCACTACGTATCTCAGATAACCGTGACTTCGGTGCTAAGGACGTATTCGTACAATAAAAAAAATACTTGACAAAGTAAATTTAACCGTGGTACAATGGCAACATTAGAACAAATAAGACTTGCAGCTGAAGCTGACTTGGTGACATTCATTAAGCTTGTAGCACCTGAGCAAGTCTTGGGTCAATGCCATGAAGACGTATGTGACTGGTGGAGTCGTCCAGATGCTAAGTCTCACCAGCTTCTCCTATTCCCACGTGACCATGGTAAGTCTCGTCTAGTAGCTTACAGGGTTGCGTGGGAACTAACCAAAGACCCAACACTGCGGATATTATATATCTCAGCCACCGCAAACCTTGCGGAGAAACAACTAGGTTTTGTCAAGAGCATTCTTACCTCTGAGACTTTCTCAAGGTATTGGCCTGACCACGTGAACCCAGACGAAGGTAAGCGTACTAAGTGGACCAACTCAGAGATCATGCTGGATCACCCAGCACGTAAACGTGAGAAGATTAGAGACCCCTCAGTATTCACAGGCGGCTTAACGACATCCCTTACAGGTCTCCACTGTGACATAGCTGTACTCGACGATATCGTAGTTTACGAGAATGCTTACACAAGTGAAGGTCGTAACAAGGTTAAGTCTCAGTACTCCCTTCTGTCATCTATCGAAGGTGCTGAAGCTAAAGAGTGGGTCGTAGGTACACGTTACCATCCAGCTGACCTTTACAATGATCTTCTTCAAATGACAGAAGACTTGTTTGATGATGATGGAAATAAAGTAGGTGAAGAGAACATCTACGAAATCTTTGAACGCCCAGTAGAAGACCGAGGTGATGGCACAGGCCAGATGCTTTGGCCACGAGCTCAACGTAAGGATGGTAAGTGGTTCGGGTTTGACATCAAGGTTCTCGCCAAGAAACGTGGTCAGTACCTAGACAAGGGTCAGTTCCGAGCACAGTACTACAATGATCCTTCTGATCCTGACAACGTACCTGTAGGTTCAGAAAAGTTTCAGTACTACGAGCAGAAGCTTCTTCGTCAGGAGAACGGCTACTGGTTCTACAAAGATAGAAAACTAAACGTCTTCGCAGCTGTTGACTTTGCTTTCAGTCTCTCAAAGAAAGCTGACTATACAGCTATTGTTGTCATAGGGATTGACTACGACAATAACGTGTACGTCTTAGACATCGACAGGTTCCGCACAGATCGTATCTCTGACTACTTTGATCACATCTTTCATCTTGTCAACAAGTGGTCTTTCCGTAAGATGCGAGCTGAAACAACAGTAGCTCAGGTGGCTATCGTTAAGCAGCTTAAGGAACTTGTGAAGCAGCACGGGCTCTCACTTAGTATTGAAGAGTACCGTCCAAACAAAACTCAAGGTAACAAGCAGGAGCGTATAGCTTCAACTTTGGAACCTCGTTATGACAACATGAGTATGTGGCACTACCGAGGTGGTAATACACAGATACTTGAAGAAGAGTTGTCATCTCGTAACCCAGCACATGATGACGTTATTGACGCATTAGCTTCTGTAGTTGACATGGCTATCAAACCCTCTCGTACAATTAAAAGACAAAACACCCAGAACATTGTATGGGCTAACAACAGATTTAGAGGAGCCTCTTAATGGCTGGCGAAACTATCGAAATTGATAGCCTTCTTGATGTAGACCACATGGCAGTTGAGATTGCCAACAGGTTTCAAGAGTGGTCCATGTTCCGTAACAAGAAGATTGAGGAGTGGAAAGAGCTCCGTAACTATCTGTACGCAACGGACACAAGCACCACTAAGAACGCAATGCTTCCTTGGTCTAACAGTACGACCACACCAAAGCTGACACAGATCATGGATAACCTCCATGCGAATTACTTTGCTACTCTGTTTCCGCAACAGAACTGGATGCGTTTCGAAGCTGACAACGCAGACTCAAACCTTAAAGCTAAGCGTGATGTAATCCAAAGTTACATGAACAACAAGCTTCGTAAGTCAGGTTTTGTCAATACAGCTTCTGATCTTCTTTATGATTATATCCAGTATGGTAACTGCTTTGCTACAGTTACTTGGGAAGACAGCTACACCACCAAAGAATCAGGTGAGTTTATTGTCAACTACGTAGGTCCACGTGTAGTACGTATCTCTCCTTATGACATCTGCTTTAACCCTACAGCCTCAAGCTTTGAGAAGTCCCCTAAGATTATCAAGTCAGTGATGACACTCGGAGAAATCCGTAAGATGATCAAGGATGATCCTTCCAAGGAATACATGGAGGGTGTCTTCAATAAGATGGTTGAAGCCAGAGGTAAAGTACGTGGTTCAAACGCTACGTTCACTAAGGGTGAAGGCTTTACAGCTGATGGTTTCAGTGACATCCAGAACTACTACGAGTCTGACTATGTAGAAATCCTTACGTTCTACGGGGACTACTATGACACAGCCAACGATAAGCTTTGGTCAGATCGTGTCATCACTGTAGTTGATCGTGCTTACGTACTGGCCAATGAAGAGAACGCAAGCTGGCTTGGTCATGCTCCTATCTATCACGCAGGCTGGCGTCCTCGCCCTGACAACCTCTATGCTATGGGCCCACTTGATAACCTCGTAGGTATGCAGTATCGCATTGACCACTTGGAGAACTTGAAGGCTGACGTATTCGATCAGATTGCGTACCCTATGCTTAAAATCCGTGGGGATGTTGAGGACTTCGACTTCCAGCCTGCTGGCCGTATTTACCTAGGTGAAGAGGGTGACGTAGGTTACATGGCTCCTGATGCCACAGCCTTGCAAGCAGACCTGCAAATTAGGCTGCTGGAGGACAAGATGGAGGAGATGGCTGGTGCACCTAAGCAAGCCATGGGTATCCGCACTGCTGGCGAGAAGACAGCCTTTGAGGTACAATCCCTCCAGAATGCTGCCTCACGTATCTTCGAACACAAGACTGCACACTTCGAACGGACATTCCTTGAGCCAATCCTGAATGCAATGCTTGAGGTAGCTCGTCGTAACATGAGTAACTCAGATACAATTCGAGTTGTCAATGAGCAGGATGGTCTTATTCTTTTCCAGTCAATCACAAAGAATGACCTTGTAGCTGACGGTAAGATTGTTCCTGTGGGTGCTCGTCACTTTGCTGAACGTGCTCGTCGTGTTCAGAACCTTACACAGCTTTACCAGATCAAGCTTGCTGATCCTTCAGTCGCTACTCATCTTTCAGGTAAAGAGTTCGCACGTATTCTTGCAGATGAACTAGGTGAACCAACTCTTTTCTCTGACAACGTAGCAGTAGGTGAGCAGCTGGAAACCCAAATGCAGATGCAGGAAGCAGAAGCTGTCAACCAAGATCGCCTCATGGCGGCACAACAAGCAGGACTTTAACTATGCTAGCACCTAAGAAATCTCTTCGCCCTAAAGCTCGCCCAAAGAATTTGGCAGCTAAGGGTGCAGTAGCTCGTGGCAACAAAGCCTCAAAGTACAACGCACAAGACATGATGCTTGTCAAGAAGAAAAAGAAATAATGAGGGCTGTCTGGTTTAAAAAGTGTAAGACCGAAGAAGAGAAGAAGTCTCAGAGACAAACTCTTCTGCAACACAGGTATACACTGGAGACCCTTCAAGAAATCCTTGAGTCTATGCTTGAGGTAAACCCCCCTTCTACTGATTATGATAACCCTTCTTGGGCTTATAAGCAGGCAGATAGGAATGGCTATAACCGAGCACTAACCAAGGTGCTTGAAATCATCAACTTAGACAAGGAATAACACATGGTATTCACTGACGGAACTGCAACCACACAGACCGATCAGAACGCAGAGCAGACACAAGCTGAGACCCCACCACAGGAATCATACTTGAAGAAGCTCGTAGAGGCAAAGGGAGAGAACTGGGGAGACCCTGAGGTTCTAGCTAAAGGAAAGCTTGAAGCTGACGGATACATTCAGACTCTGGAGCAACAACTTACGCAAATGCGTGAAGACCTCCAGAAGCAAGACTACGCTTCTCAACTTCTCGAACAACTGAAGAACAAGGCCGCAGAGCCCACCGCTGCACAAACTTCAGCGCCCAAAGAAAATAATATTGGTGGCACTACAGAAGGGAACACCAACCCTGCTCTGAGTGAGGAAGACCTGAAGAGCCTCGTTGAAAAGACACTTAGTGAACGTGACAAGGATACACTGGTAAAGCAGAACCTTACTTACGTTGACCAAGAACTTGAGAAAGCTTTCGGCACAGATGCTGAAGGTGTTGTCAAGAAGAAAGCTGAAGAGCTTGGTTTGTCAATGGACCGTATGAAGGAAATTGCAACTGAGTCACCTAATGCTTTTCTTACTCTTGTAGGTGAGAAACCAAAACAAGCCTTCAACCCAATGGTTCAAGGTTCGGTTCGCACCGAGGGTGTCAATATGCAAGCCTCGACAGAACGCAACTGGTCATACTACCAGAAGCTACGTCGAGAGAACAGACACGAATATTATTCCCCACGAGTCCAACAACAGCTTATCCAAGATAAGATGCGGATGGGTGATAAGTTCGGTAACTAAAACTTCTCTTAACAAAAAAGGACTAGCAAAATGGCTGGTATGATTTCGTCCAATGCGGACATGCAACGTCTAATCCGTTCAGAGGTATACTCCTCAGAGCTTAAAGAAATCCTCCGTGATGAGATGCAAGCACAACGCTACGTGCGTATGCTGGATGGTTTCCCAGATGGTGACACATTCACAATCCCAACAATCGGTGAAACAACTGTAGCTGACTACACAGAAGATGCAGCTGTTGCTTACACACCAATGGATACAGCTGAGTTCTCATTCACTGTAGACAAGTACCTCCAGTCAGCTTCTTACATCACTAAGAAAGCTGCTCAGGACTCATTCTACAGCGCACAACTCGAAGCTCGTTTCGTTCCTGAGCAAGAGCGTGCAATCCTTGAGCACTTCGAAGCAACCACATTTGCTTCACCTGAAGTTGGTGTCACAGCTAACTCAGCTGAAACACTTGACGGTGTTGCACACCGCTTCTCAGGTGGTAACGCTGGTCGTCTTGAGCTTGCTGACTTTGCATTCGCACGTTATGCCCTCAAGAAGTCAAACGTACCTGACCGTGGTCTCGTAGCTGTTGTTGACCCATCAGTAGAATACCAACTGAACACACTGACAAACCTTGTCAACGTGTCGAACAACCCAATGTGGGAAGGTATTGTACGTGACGGTATCGCAACTGGTATGCGCTTCGTAGCTAACGTATACGGCTTCGACGTTTATACTTCTAACTACCTCAAAGCTGACGTTGCTGATGCAGCCCTGCTTGAAAAAGATGGTTCAACAGGCAACGACTTCTCAGTCAACGCTGGTGTTGCTAACCTCTTCTTCTCAGCTGACACAACTGCCAACCCCTTCGTTGGTGCATGGCGTCAAATGCCTGAGGTTGACTACGAGTACAACAAAGACCGTCAGCGTCACGAGTATGTTACTACTGCTCGTTACGGTGTCAAGAAGTACCGTCCAGAAGGTATTGTCACAGTCGTGTCAAACCCTGCTGTATAAAAACATTGGGAGCTCCTTCGGGGGCTCCCTCCATTTTCTTATTGACAGAATAGTCAGAAGTGTATATAATAAATTTACCCTTGGTAGGGTCGATAGTATATACCCCTAGGAGAGCTTCATGGTAAACATCAATCATTCTAATCTTACAGACCCATACCTCCATGAGCCCAAGGGTGTAGCTTCTGCTACTTCTGGTAAGGTCTATGTTTCAGATGGTTCAGGTAGTGGGGATTGGACACAACCAAACTATCAGATCAATGGGTATGTAGACTTTGATGCTACTACTCCTGCTTACCAACACTCAGTAACTACTTCTTTCACAGCACTTAATCCTACTTTCCTTGTCACACTTGCAGATGGCTTCACAGGTACAGCCACACCTAATGCTCGTCTCGTGTACACAGGAACAGACACCATTATCTCTGATTGTTCTTTTGCCTGTAACTTCCGAAACAATTCAGGAAGCAATAAAACTCTTGAGCTTGTCTTCTACAAGAACGGAGCACTTATGAATGGTGGTCATGTTATCGTAACCGCTGTGTCAGGTGAGTGGCGTTCTGTTGTTCTTAATGATCTCGTAAGTCTTTCTACAAATGACTACGTTGAAATCTTTATTAAAGGTGACGCAGCCTTTACTCTTGATGTAGCTACTGCTTCCCTCATTATGAAAGGGGTTCCAGCGTAATGAAGAAAACACTCATTGAGATAGTCCAGTCGATCCTAAACGATATGGACTCAGAGGGTGTCAACTCCATCGAAGACACCGTTGAGGCACTTCAAGTAGCCTCCGTTGTGGAGGACACCTTCTTTAACATCGTCACAACCCGTGACATCCCTGAGCACCACCAGTTGATTAAGCTTACTTCTTTGTCATCTGGTAGTCGCCCCACACACTTTAAGTACCCTACGAATGTTCGTCGTATTGACACCCTTCGTTATAAAGTAGGTACAACATATACAGAAGTTCTCTTTGTTGAACCCCTTGAGTTCCTCGCACGTACAGGTTCTTCTTCTGCTAACACAGTAGAGGTTACCGATGTAAACGCAGGGACATCCATGTACATTCGTACCAACGGACAACCCTCGTTCTACACAAGCTTTGATGACGAGCACATCGTGATGGATTCCTATGACTCTTCTCTTGAGTCAATTCTGTCAGAAAGTAAGACACAAGCTTGGGGTGTCATTTACCCTACGTTCACCAAAGCTGATACATTCGTTCCTGACCTAGATGAAGTAATGTTTCCCTTCTTGATTGCTGAAGCTAAGTCTACTTGCTTCTCTTTGTTTAAAGGAGGAGTAGACCCGAAAGTAGATCAGGCTGCTCGTAGACATAAGTCTTACGTACAGAATGATCAGTTCAGAACTAAACGTGAGAACAGTAGACCTAAGTATGGGAGACACTAATGACTGACTTTATCCATGACACCGAAAACCAGAGGTGTGAATGCAAGTCAGACAAGATTGTCGGTTCGTTCTACATAGAGAAAGAACTTGGGGGTTACCGATTTTTTGTCATCAGGGTTGAGGTTGGCTCAGTACCTAAGGCACTAAGTGGCAAGTACTCCTCCATGCAAAAGGCTCAAGAAGCTGTAAAGAAGTATTTCCTCAACAAAAAACCTAGCGCTTCAGTTCGCAGGAAAGAGTTCGGGGACGCATACGAAAAACGTAAGAAAGCAAAAGATGGCGCAGAGACTAAACCAAAAGGTAGTAAACACGTTCATCAAGGGTCTGATCACTGAGGCTGGTGAACTTACATTCCCTGAGGATGCTTCCATTGACGAACTGAACTGCCTCCTTGGGAGAGATGGTTCTCGTCGCCGTAGACTTGCTGCTAAGGTGGAGGAGAGTAATGTCTTGTCCACCTTTACTGTTAGTGCTACAGGTGTCTTTACTACAGGTCGTTGGGAGAATGCAGCTGGTCAAGCAGGCCTTGACTTCCTTGTTGTTCAAACAGGAACTAAACTCTACTTCTACAACACAGCCACAGAACCTTACTCAGGTAATGAGAAATCTTTTTCTATTGACCTGACAACCTTTGAACATGCAGGTGGTGTTAGCTCAGGCTCAACTAAAGTACAGATGACATCCATCCTTGGGGCTCTTGTCATAGCTTCTGAGGCTATCGACTCGTTCTACGTAGAGTACGACACAGTAACTGATACCATCTCTACCTCAGCGATTAGTCCCCGTGTACGTGACTTTGAGTGGCAGGGTGACACTGAGACATACTCAGAAGGTGTAGCCTCCCCTACAGCAGAACGTGAGTATGACACAGCTAACGCAGGGTGGACAGGAGATCAAGGTTCTGCGGCGCTTACTGCATATGAGACAGCTAACACTGAGTACCCACCCCTTACTCATCCTTGGTACTCAGGTAAGAATGCCGATGGTAACTTCGATGCAACTGAGTGGAGTAAAGTATTTACTGGTACAACCCTCACAGGTAACGGCCACTTCATTCTTGACTTCTTCAACAAAGTACGTTCAGGTCTCCCAACTGAAACAGAAAGCACACGCTTTAAGAGTGTAGCCGCTTTTTCTGGTCGTGTCTTCTTTGCTGGGTTGACATCTGCGAAGAATGGTGGTAAGATACTTTTCTCTAAACAGCTTGACAACGTGACAGAAGTAAGTCGTTGTTACCAGCAGAATGATCCCACATCAGAAAACTCAAGTGATCTCTTGGATACTGATGGTGGTGTGATTATTATCCCTGATGCCAACAACATCCAGAAGCTTCATGTCTTTGGGTCAACTCT